GGTTCTATTGTAGTCGGAACCTGAGAAGTCCCGGGAGCCGCTCCTACCTGCATATCCGCGACAAACTTCCAGACCGTAATGCGCTGGCTTTCACTGGCTTCGACATGCGGAAACGATCTTATATAAGCTATAGGACTGTCATTGTCGGTAAAGTTTTCCTCATCAAGTTTATACAGGTTTCCATTTTGCCAATCGAGACCTACGTTTATCCCATAAGCATAAGCCTTGAACGGCGTTAGACAGCGATGCTCCATCCCGTTCGTGTCGATATGCGTCCACTGATGCCATTGCTTAGTCGCTTCATCATAAACCCAGGTCTTGTCCGCAGTAGGGAAATCAAGACAGTAAAAAGCATGACCATTAATCTGAAACACAGAACCTATCGCGTCATCAACTCTAGGGTAATTCACGAACTCAGCTTCTATCGCGTGATTCGAGATCCTCTGCGCTATGTTCTGAGTTCCCTTCATGACCATACGCGCCCCCTCCGGGGACTGCGAAAGCCAGTAGCAGTTCACATCCTGTTTTGCAGCCGAATAGGGCGCAGCACATCCATGTTCTATAATAAGCCCAGGCTGTATCTGAAAAGGAAATGGCACCGCTCCCGCATTATACCAAAGCTCTGATTTGTATTTTCCCAAGACCCAAACCGCGCGTTCAACCGATATGACGCACTGGATATTATCGGGCCATGCCGTTTTAACACCTATATACAAACCATTGAATACGAGTTGGCCCGATAGCGTCGAATACCAGTTTTTTGTGTTTGGTTGATTGGTAATCAGGAAGCTGTCTATAAAATCAGGTCTAGTGCCACCAAGAAAGTTAGGATCACCAATCTGATTAAACTGATGTCCTACCGCTGTATCAATAACGACCGAATAGCCATTTAATGTGTTATCGAGAAACAACGCATCAACGCCATTATCAGCCGCCAGAACAGGAGTAGTAATGGCCGATTGCATTGTTCCTACAAGATGAAATTCCCAATTATCCTCGTAGTGAATATGGTAGACATTCTGATTGATAACGGCAAATAACTTACCATTTGTCGCAACATAAAGTCCCCTGCCAAACCCCACCGTTGGCGGAGAGGAAAGCAGCGTCAATCCCGGTCTTGGATATTGCGTAACCTGGACAGGCGGGGTTGTTTCCTGCGGATTGCTCTCAGGATAGAGATTGACGGATCGTTGAGCATTGGCAATCAGCGAGGCGGCAGAGTAAGCGCCGCTCGTCAATGGAATGCGCGGCATCAGCCTTCATTGGTGATGGCACCACCCCACCACTGGTTATTCACGCTGGAGACGTAAATCGAAGTAGTTGCGGTAGCAATCGTAACGGCAGCATTGGGTGAAGCCGCATTGATCGTGCCGCCAACTGCCGGGAATAGTTGGATAGTCTGGCCACTGTGATTGACGATAACCAGAATGCAACCAAAAACGCTTGTCATGGGCATTGTCACGGCATCACTGCCGCTTGCAGTCGCAATAACATTCAGGCCATGAAACAGCTTAGTGCCTCCGGCCTGGGTCTGAGTAGTCGATGCAGTAACTGCATCATAGGTATTCATGCCATAGCCGCGCTTGATGCAATCGGCAAGATCGCCAACCGCACCCAGAAACGGCGCACCAGTAATTACGGATTGAAGATCGGTAGGAACGGTCTGCGTCATTATAGTCTCCTGTTAAGCCTGACCAAATTGATCCGATAGGATATTATACCCACTCGACTGAATGATGAGAACCTTGGGCATAATAAGTTCTGGAATCTGAAGATTGGATTGCTTCACAATGTCCAGTGATGAGCGGGCTAGAGCATTCAATTCCGGGTCTGGTCTTAAACCTTTGCCATAAGCCTGCCGATAACGCTTGGCGAGATTAAACTTTATGGCGGCTATGTACTGCGGCGGAATGCTCAACACACTCGCAATGGTCGCCATCGTATAAACCGGAATGGCATTCTTGAACGAAAGCCACATCTGATAAGTCACGGCATTAGGACTTGGATAGAAATAAACCGTACCGGTAGGGTACGAGTTATCGTAATAAGCATAGATTGTGAATGAAATCAGGCCCTTAAGAGATAAGCGATTATATTCCTCGCGGGACGGAATGATCTCGATAGGGGTATCGACATTCAGGCCGGACACTACAAGCTGCCGCAGGAAGGCAGATTCGATCCTGTCCGGTCTTGCAGCAACATTGAAATTACCACCTGGCCCAACCGTGTAACTACTAGAGCCTGTCGAGATATAACCAATCGTTACCAGGTCCCATGTCATCCAACGCTGGCTATTCCATTGGGCGATCATGTCGTTAAAGTCAGCCAAACAACTGACTTGATCATCGCCCGTCATGGATTGGCCAAGTCCAAGAACGCCGGACTTGAGTTGGCCTTCTTTTATGACATCGGCAACAGTGGTCATTCGAGATTAGCCGGAAGATCGGTTGATGCGCGTTTGGTATATTTGCGTTTCTGGCGAGGAGCTTCGGCCTGCTGTTCATTGATCAATTTAGCAACATCAACAGAAACAGCTTTGGCCTGAAGCGGCTTAGTCCCTAAGACGCTATCTTTTTCTTCCTGGTTATTAACGATGACCTCACGCCCACCGGGGAGTTTGACGGTTTCGGGAAATGGCTGAAACACATATTCAGGATCTGATTCTGGATTATACATTCCAGAACGCGCAATCATGGGTCTAATATCCTTGGCCAGCTTCTTTTGCGCCTCGATATAAGCCTTCTGGAACTCGTTAGCATCAGCCATTTGTCACCTTTTGGAAGCGGTGGCGGGAATTACCCCGCCACCTGTTGCATTAAACCTTATCAGGAACGACACACATCCACTCAGGACGAATCACAAGAGAACCGAACAGAACATCAAGACGGGTTATTTCCTGGTCGGTACCAATCATGTAATCGGTAATGGCTCGCATGGAGACATTATCATATTTGTGACGGGCAACGACCTTGTTCGCCGGCAACGGAAGATCGCCAGTAGCCATCGTGATAGCCTGCGGCGCATAGCGGAAGTTCTTACGGTAGGTCTGAGCCGCACCATTGTTTGTGTAGAGCGTAATCGTAGCGCTAACAGTAGGAGAAGCATCCACCGTCTGATATTGAACAGCGGGGCCACCAGCAACGCCAGTAGCTGACGGGATCAATGACGGATAGACATTCATCACCGTAGCGTTAGCTGCCATAGCAACCGTAATGACAAACTGGCGAAGCTCACCAGTTGACTGCTTGGTAACACGGTTGACGGCATTAACGCCGGCAATGGTCACAATATCACCAACAAGAAGCGTTCCGGTAATACCCGTAACTGTCAATGCAGTTCCGGTCTGGTTGGCACCGCTCATCGTGCCGGTTGTAAATGTGCCTGTAGTAAACTTAAGCACGGTCTGATCGGAAAACCAGGTAGCTCCCAAAGCCCGGTACATCATGCCTTCGTAATACTGATCCGAAATAGCGGTTGTCGGATTGAGCAATCCTGACAGGCTGGTGACGACTCGCGCTTCCGTGCGTGGATCGTTGATGATTTTCTGTGAGGAAGGCGGCGTGGAGTTGATGTTCAACGTCGCCTGGGCATCCAGAAACGTCCCGGAAGTCGGAGTAAGGATGTTACCCGCACCATCGGCGTTCTGCGCCATGTTGCAGATGGTATTGGCGGAATTGCTCATAATCGCCGCAGCAACCCCACCGGCAAGGTTATTCATCATGGGCAGCATGATGCGCTCGGAGAAGTCATCCAAGCTCAACAGCAAATCGGCGGTCGAGAAGGAAACGTCAACACCGTCCTGTGTAGCAAGGGTGAGGACGGTCTGCTGTTCGGCGGTATCCTGAATTGAAACCGCAGGGCCAGTTCTGACCGTATAATCGTTGGGCAGGCGGATGCGAAGCTGCGAACCGATCTTCGCGCCCTTCTTGCCGAAGTCCTCGTCATACTGACGGTCGAGGTTTTTGATGAACGCATTGCTGTTTACAAAAATTTCAATGGCCTCTCTAGTGATCATCGAAATCGTCAATAAGCTGTTACTCATTGGCTTTGTCTCCTTGACATTCTATGACCAATCATGTTAGCCATAGCTTGAAAGCTTAACCGCGATGCACCACGGTTGGGTGTCTCCGTTCAACGGGAGGGGTTTGATGGATCAATATGCATCGGGTTCAAAGCGCCGAGACGCCGCACCGGATAACGCGCCGGGACGCCAGCATTTTATTTATGAAATACGGTTTATAATGACCGGCAAATGCTATATCGGTCAAACCATCAATCCTCGACAGCGTTGGTGGACCCATAAAAGCGCACTAATGACCAACAAACATTGGTGTGCCGAATTACAGCAAGATTGGAACACTCACGGCAAAATATCATTCCAATATAATATCTTACAAGATGGTCTGTTTTCTAAGGAAATGGCAGATGCCGCAGAATTTGGCCATATACTTAGCCGGGATTGTTATAACTATTTAATAGCAAGAGACGAAACAACTGGAAGGCTTAGTCCAACAGATATTTCAAGAAAGAAACAGTCTGAAAGCTTAAAACGATCATGGGCCAATCCTGATAGTGATTTACGAAATCCTATCCGTACCCGTTGGGATGATCCAGAACAAAGGCGTATTCAATCAGAATCCCAAAAACGCCGTTACCTTAATCCAGAAGAACGAAAAAGAACATCGGAGGCCACAAAAGCCGGTAAGGCAAAACGTCCTACCGTCTGATTCCATGTTCCTGTTCCCACTTGGCGCGGCGCTGCGCCCGCCTTGTCTGGAACCACTTATCATCGTCCATTTCATCATTAAGCGTTGTCGCCGCTGGCGCAGCCCTGCCACCTACCGGGTTAACAGGGGCTGGAGCATCTGAAACCTTCTTAACTTGTGTTGGCTGCATGGCGAGTTTACCCATTTCAATAATGCGTTTTGGCAGCGGCATTTCCATGATTTGACGGTAACGGTCCGGGTTTTTACCCAATTCGTAAAGCACCTTGGCCGGATCGTCACTGGCAAGAACACCGTTCATGGTATCCTGATCGAAGCCTCCAAGAACTTCGAGGTTCTCGATGGCTTCCTTCCACGAAGTACCATATTGCTTTTCGCCTGTCTGCGCTGCCTTATTACAATCCTCGACATATCGCTGTTGAGCAACTAACTGCTGTGCCCGTTTTTCCACTTCATCGGCAGGGACGACTTCCGGTAATGCTTCCTTGCCCTGATTGAATTTCGCAGCAAGAGCCCTAGCATCGTCGCGTTCGCGTACTAATTCGGCTTCGCGGCGCTTGGCTTCCTGTAACTGTCTATGTTTGGCTTTTAACTCGCGCTCACGCCAATCGGGCTTTGGTTCTTCTTTTGGTGGTTCTTCTGGTTTAACCTCTGGTTTGGCAGACTCGGCGGCAAGCGGCAGTTCCTCCTGCTTATCCTCTGCTGGAACTTCCGCAACTGTCTCAGGAGCAGCCTGTGCGACTTCCTCATTTGGTTTTACTTCTTCATCAGCCATTTACATCTCCTTGCACTGGATTTCGGCCAGGACCGTTATTGAATTGGAATACGCTGTGTAACCCTTCTAGCTTGCTCCGCAGTCGCCTTTTCATGTTCCTCGATCAAAGCCTCGTAAATCCGTTCTTTCATTACTGAAGATACTTTTTCATCCGACTGTGAAAGCATTTGAACCAGAACCTTACGGGCCAGATCGACATGATACATCCAGCCCGGTTTATTGATGACAATATCCCCGTTCTGATGCCATTGACCGCGCATATATGCCTTCAATGTCGGGAACGTCCTTCTAAAAGCTGGTGAGCGATTATCCTCATAGAAGATGCCGGCCAGTTCCTTAGCCATTGAACGGATGGTTCTTTCGGTCAACCCTTCTCTCCTCCGACCTGACTATTAATATTCTGCTCATTATCTTCCTGTATCTGGTCGATATGGTCCATGTTCATATCGTGCATGGTCTTATCTAGTAGATTATCCAATTCCTGTTTGCCATGTCCTAGTTCAATGATATTGGCCACTACGTTGCCTTCTGCCGTTAACCTTCTAGTCTTGGCATCGTAAGCATCAATATCCCGCATTTCAGCATGGCCTTTGACGGCCAGTTTGTTTTCAGCGAGTTTCTGTAGAAGCTCCGCAATCTGTTCGGATTGCTTCTGGATTTGCTCATTCAGCTTGGCAATGACAGGCCCCGGCTGGTCGTCCAATAGCCAAGGTGTAGTCGCTCTGATATTTCGTTTGATGCGTTCTGCTATCTTGTCAGCGTTTGGGAAATCGGCTGATAAAAACGCCAGATCACCAATGATATTCATCAATTGATTATCTGCTGTCATCAACTGAGTAAAGGCGTTCCAGGCTTCCTGACGCTGGCTTGCATAAGCCGGGCCAACATCAGATTCGACTTCATATTTACCGACTTTAGGATTGAACAGTACTTCCGTAACTTCATCGCGCTCGCTTTGAACCTGATGCGCCGAGTCAATATCTGGACTGACCTGAACCCTGGTCTGACTGCCATCCTTGCCTAATATTTGTATAGTTCGTTCAGTGTCATAGATATGCGGTATGAGATCCAGAAGGACGCGGCCAGTGTGCCGGATAGCAATAGCAAGGTTATCAATAAAATGATAAGTTGCCGTCTCACCCTTTTGCTCCCTTGCATCTATAGCGCGGGGCGTTCTTTCAATAGCCGGATTTTGCTGTTGCTGTGAAACTTGACCAGAAGCCATTTCCATTTCAGCAGCGGCTATCTTCATGCCATCGAGGTAAGCCGGGGTAGAGGCCGCAGGATCAATCCTTTGTGGAGGCGGCATATCGGTGCCGTCCTCATCCTTATGCTTGTATGTCAGATATGCCGCGTTATCGCGGTTCATGTTATTCCAGGCCACTTCATTGCCTGAAATAGCGTCTGTCGGCACAATCCATTTGGTCTTTGTCGCCATTGCGGCGGATTCGACCTGGGCAGATGAATTGTAATTATACATCCGCTGTGGATCGGTCAGCGTTCTTACATGGCCCTTGCGCTCTAACCTGCCTTCGATAATGCGCTCAATCCCGACTACCCGAATTAACGGGACATACCGACCTTTAAGTTTGCGGCTGTCGATAATCTTGGAACCTGCAATCTTATACCATTCAAGCTGCTTGTTAACAATGTCCCGGCTTTTATAGTTTTCGCCGGCTTCTTCCCATTTCTTGCGATACTTGGAAGGAATGGCACTTAATTTGAACTCAGCAGTTTCGCCGTGTTCATCCTCAAGATGAATTAGCTTGTCGTCTTTTTCCAGAATACGGTAATATTCCGCAACTCGGATATTGTCGCTTCGTACCCAATCGTCGGTTTCACCTAATCCCGTCCCCGTCCCCGTAACCTCATCAAAATCAACATCAGGATACTGTTTCTTGAACTCCTTTTCCGGGATGTCATCAAACACAAATCCATAGCGGGCATCGGAAGCGTCTTTCTGCTTGGTATCACAATCAATAAAGACGCTGAGGGCATCCCTGACAGGAGAAATCATCAATTCCTGATCAAAGCTATCGTCATCGGTATAACGCTGGATAATCCGCCAGTACCCTACTCCACCTTCAACCTGACTTTCGGTAGCCTCGTCATAAATGTTCTGGGCACTGCTGATGTATTCGATATGACGGACTAGCCCTTCTAGGATTTGTGCAGCCTCGTAACTTGCCTCTTGCCCCATAGGTCGGATATTTATTGAAGGCTTGTTCTGCCTACAGTTATTAGTAATCATCAAAACATATTGTTTGGTCTTGTTTATTGTCAGGGCAGGACGCTTGTTCTTTTCCCGGTCCTTCCTTAAATCATCCGGCCATTGCCAGCCATTGTATGGGTCTGCATTGGCAAATTTAGTATCTAGCAGATAAAGCCTGCGAAAGTCTGTTTCCCAATCCTGGCATCGTTTGAAACGGTCCTTAGCCTCTTGAACGATCCTATCGTCCTCGGTCATGTCCTCGCGTAAAATATCATCCCTTGAACTCACTTATGCCATCCAAGCCACAGATTGATTGTGATCGGCAAATTCATCGACATATTGTTCTTCTTTTTCCTTTGGCTTGTTGCCCTCTTTTATTTCGACGGCATAATATCGCAGACTATCGGCGGGGTTTGAGGCCCAGTTATGTAAAGGTTCTTTAGTTCTAACCTTTGTATCGGAGTTGACGCCATATTGATAATGCTGCAATCCCAAAACTCCATCGGCAGTTGGTCCTTCAGCGAAATACAAACGAGGGAATAATTGTCTGACGGCGTTGATGCCGTTGACGATTGAGATTTTGGGGACGATTTTGACGATCTCACCGGGATATACGTCACGGACCTGCCTTTCGATTGTCTTGGACGCTGCCTGCATGTGGTGCGAAGCATCGTGAGGCAACAGAATGCGCTTTACTGCATATTTACGTCTTTGAATCTCTTGGAGATAATGATCAATTCCAAAGCCCGTGTTTCCGTAGAAATCAATCGCGTGATGTTCCATCCCGATTTGCTGGAAAAACCACAGAGCGCACATGTCCGACCGTCCGAGGTCAAAGCTAACGATAACTCCCCTGGATTTGTCGTACTTGAGATTTGGAGTAATTCGTCCTTCTGTAATGGCCGCTGAAAGCTCTTTAGCATAAATCGCCCCTTCTAGGCTTCGTCGCGGCTTACCCTCCCATACTGTTAAATATTCATCGTAATCCTTGGCCTTCATTTCCTCCAATTGTCTCTTGAGTATTTCGGGAAACCACGGGTTATCAATGTGATTGACTTCGACAACCATAGTATCGCCAGGAGGATCAAGAACCCAACGCTTATAAGTGTCATCCGTGCCAAGGTCAGGGTTAAAATCAATCCAGACTTCGGAGCCCTGCCCAAACGGGCCGAAAGGCGGATCGCGGCGTACTGTCGGCAGAAGCGTGTCCCAGGTGTTGTTTGAAACATGGGTGGCTTCCGTGAGCCAGAATATGTCAATACCCTCCATTGACTTGATAGAACTGATATTATTCCTGACACCAACGAAAACGATTTCCGTGCCGTTTAAGCGTCCGATGATTTTTGATTCCTGAACTTCATAATGCGAGTCAAGGCCCAATGCTGAAACTTGCTCGCTTAACAGCTTGTGAACCGAATCCTTGATTGAGCGTTGGATTTCACGGCCACAGACGATAAACAGTTTCTTATGTGCGCCAAGGCATAGAATGGCTCTTGCCATATCCCATGATTTAGAACCGCCGCGACCGCCATACATCACCTTGTATGGCGCTGGATTGAATAGACAAACCGCCTTTTCCGGGAACTGAATAGCCATCAATGTATCCCGGCATTTGCATAGGCCACTGGAGCCATTGGCGACACGATTTGGAAATAACTCAGTTCAATTGGCGGAATAAGATTATTGATAATGATAATCGTACCCTGTCCATGAGCATATCCCGGCGTGAATGCAGCTTGCCTATCCAAAGCAAATTGCAGATTTGGATGCTGAGAAATTGACGAAGGAACGGGAGCGTCTACAACTAACAGGCACCACCAGCCATCAACTACTTCCGCACTTTGCTTGCTGGTATCATAGATCCAGATTGGGATAAGTTTGCCAGGAAGAGCGAGTCTTGGACCGACTATTGGATCAAGAAATGCGTCAGTTTGGTCATTGAATTTGAAGAAATAATCTCCAGGTGCGGCAGGCGGGGGTGGTATAGGTGCCGGAATATAAGGACTTGCGCGGAACGACCAATTAAGAGGCGGCGGTATTTTCGGATTGGGATAATCAAAAGGCCCAATATTCGGTACAGGTTCCGGGTAATGTATAGCATTTGCATTAGTAAGCGTAAGCAGATCAATTGCACGCTGTGGACCTTTAGGAACCGGCCAATCGGTTTGTACAAACGCTTGCGGATTGATCTTGATTTGCGGGCTGCGACTGATGCCCAGAACTTGATTTGATTTCTTTCCTAACGGATTAGGCCAATCCGATTGAACGAACGGGGATGCCGTTGTCTGGATTTGCGGTGCGGCATTAATGCCTAACGCCTGGTTAGGTCTTGAACCTCGCGGGTTTTGCCAATCCGACTGACTGAATGGATTTGGCGTGATCTGGGCATGGCCGGACAGGCCAAGCGATTGATTTGGTGTTGCGCCTCTTGGGTTCTGCCAATCATCCTGATTGAACGGTACGACCTGGGCGATGGCAGAGGCCAATGCGACATTGGTAGGAATCCATGTGTCGATTGCGCGGCGTAGCGTGACCGCGAGCGGCCAATCGGTCTGTGAGAACGGATTTGGCGTGATCTGCGGCGTTCTGACGACCGAGAATGGCTGATTAGCCTTCGCACCTGTTGGATTGGGCCAATCATCTTGATTGAACGGATTGGGAGTAATTTGCGGAATGCCCCAGGCCGATAGCGGCTGTGTAGATTTTGCTCCTTTTGGTAATGCCCAATCGAATTGATTGAACGGATTATTGGCGCTGGTAAGTTGCGGCCATGTCGTTAGTCCGAGCGGTTGATTTGCCTTGGCACCTGATGGATTTACCCATTCCGTCTGCTTGAATGGATTTGGTGTGATCTGAGGCCGTAGCGAGATGCTAAACGGCTGATTAGATTTTGCTCCTGTCGGTAGCGGCCAGTCATCCTGATTAAATGGATTAGGCGTGATCTGCGGACCACGTTCAATGCCTAGCGATTGATTGGCTTTTGCCTTAGTCGGTAATGGCCAATCATCTTGATTGAATGGCGCTGCAACTGTTGTCTTGATGACAATATTTGGCGGCTGATCCCACCGGACATTTGCCTGCGAGCGATAAAGAGCCTGGAACGCTGGCGCACGGGCAAACGTGACCGGATAGGGCAACCCCTGATTGATGAACGTCCGCAGGTCTGTCGGGTATAGATAACCGCGAGGATTGGGCCAATCATAGTTGATCGGCGGTAATGGCGGTCCCGGCGCTTGCGTCGGCGGCAGGAAGCCTTGATCAATTGAGCCATAATCGAGAGGCAGACCGCGATTTGGCAGCGGCCAATTAGCCTGACCAAACGGAGCCGTGACAACCGGCGCGGTGATCTGCGCTCGCGATGACCAACTCAGAGGTTGGTTGGATTTTGCTCCTTTCGGATTTGGCCAATCAGTTAGGAAATTAGGCGCAACCGTAACGGTCGGCAGCGTCAATATTCCCTGGTCGATATGCGTTAGTTCTTGTGGTGCTGGTCCTTTAGGATTTGGCCAATCGTCCTGACTAAATGGTGCCAGCGCATTAAGCAGCGCGGTCCCGGTATTGAGCCAAGTAAGAAGATCAACCCTAGTGCGACGACCTAAATCTAGCCAATCCTCGACCGCGCCTAGCAGTGTCGTTGTTGTAACTGCCGGTGCCGTTAAGGCATTACCAGCTTCGGCAATGGTTAACTGATCGGTCGGTATTTTCTTGGAGGTCGGATTGGGAAAATCAATTCCGTCAGGTCTATCGGCAATGTTCCATGAAAGAACAACAACACCTTGAAAACCATCACCCGCTAATGTGCTGTTTGATCTTGAACCGCCACCACCTGCGCCGCCATAACCAATAGCTGTTGCGCCCTTGCCTGCGGACGCATTTGAACCACCGCCGCCACCACCGATGCCTACGGCTAGAAGCGATGTGCCGAATTGCTTTCCAGCAAAGGCAGTTCCTGGGTTGCCAGCCGCGCCAGCCGTTACCGTTCCGCCATCGCCAGTGCCGCCAGTATTAGACGAAGCGTTACCGCCTACACCGTTTGGCCCACCACCACCGCCGCCGCCTCCTCCTACCGATGCACTAGTCCCGCTTGCACCATTGCCACCAACTCTTGCCGGTGGCGACGTGGTTGGAAAGAACGTGCTTGTTAAAGCAGCAGTGCCGCCAGTTGCGGTATTAAATGTTGCCGGTGACGGGCCACCTTTCGCACCGACCGCTGTACCGCTCGCCGGGAAAGCAGCGGAGTTAAACCAAGTATCTCCACCATTGGTAACTGATGAAGAAGTCCAGTGACCACCAACACCTACGCCGTATAAAGCGGTTGTCGTACCAGGCGTGGCAAAACTGAAATTGCTTATACTATTATAGCCACCGCCTGCACCGCCGCCGCCGCCCGTGGTAGTTGATGCACCGATAGCACCGCAGCCACCACCGGCAACAACTTCTACTTTATTATTGGAATTATTCCAGGAAACTTTGGAGGTGTATGTCCCGGTGCCGGTTGCGGTTATTACATCCTGGGCGAAAACCGGCGCGGCAACGATCTTATTGGTAGTGCGGTCTCGATTATAAATGAACCAGGTGTTAGAGTGACCCCAATCCTCCTTAACCTGAGTCCACGCAATACCGAAGTCATATTCCGGCAAATGCGTCCAGTTTACCGGATGGTCAATTCTCCTTTTGCCGTTCCATTGTGGCTTGCGCCATGATTCGCGCATTCATGTCACATCCAGGCTTGGCCCATTGGGATAGGTATAACAGCAGTTGGCGGTGATGGTGGTGGAGTTATAAAACTTAATAATGCTGCATATTTGATAGATGTTGTTTGTTGCACATTAACCAATGCACCCCAATAAGCACCTGCACTATTTATATCTGCAATATCTGTATAATGAATAAAAGGCCCGATGTTTGACAGCGCAAACCACGCATTCAAAATCGTATCGTAAACAGTTGTCATCCTTGAGTCTGTCTGGCATGTAAGAAATGTTGCTCCATTTACACCGCCGCCTAAATTATTACCTCCCTCATAAGATATTAGTCTCAATCCTACAGCAGTAGCAATATTATAGTTTTCGGTGAAGGCATTGATGACTTCTAGACACTCCCCACCTGGATAACCACCAGAAACAACACCCCCGCTTAAGAGTTCAACAAACGTATTCGAGACACTAATTCCTGCCGTATAAGTATAATATGCCTGACCAAAATAAGGAGCCACACATAAGAAATCAGAATTTTGTGCAGCCGTTCCAGTTGATGACCCAGCTAAGGGGGATTCCCAAAAAGTAGGCCCGCTGAAATCATTTGAATTTGTAGCTATAACATACGAACTCCAACCACCCGCCACCGGCACAGAACTATCACCTGTATTTTGCCCACCGAGAACTCTATGCACTCTGCCTGCATCAGCACCCCAGGTAGATTTCCAAATTAATCCGCATCGAACCATCTGTCGGATGCCATACTGCCAAGCGTATTGTTGATCCGTACCAGGAACCATACCGGAAAAAATTGCTTTCCCATTTGTTGTTAATTGCGCTCCAACTCCGGTTCCCCAAACTCCATTCCACAGTTCATTTCCATATTCTACATATGCACTTAAGTTTGAATTTAGATTGGAATGAACGAGAGAGGCGTAATTCGCTATGTAGGTGTCGTCTGCAAGAAACGGCACATTGAAATATCCATCCGCCCCGATTTCATTGCACAGTGCTATGCAGACTTCTATCGGGATGCCCGCATTCGTTTGCGGAGTTGATGATGTCCTGTTGTCGTTCCAGAAAACCCAATTCTGCGTATTCCTATTTCCCCAAGTCACTGTCGGAGTCTGATTAAGGGTGACGGTTGACAACCAGTCCATGAAACGGAGTGTCTTGAACGGTGTAATCCTTGTTATGAAATCAGGATTGAAAATCTCACCGCCAGCAAGCAGGGATTCATAAGGAGAATAAACCAGTCTGAAATTGGTAGCGATCGCTGGACCTGGACCGTAAGTGATATATATTCCAACGTTCGGAGTAGCGACGTTTAGGACGACCCTCCCGGTTCCTAACCCGGAAACTACGGAAGCGTCACCGCCAAAACTAAAGACTTCCGATCCAGTCGATCCGTCATAAAGAAAGATGTAGTTACCGGGTAAATAAGGATAAGTGACTAGACCACCCGAGTTTCCAATCACAAAGTTACATTGAAAAAAAACCTTGGTTGTCGTCCCGAATGAGAGGGATGTCGGATAGCCGTTTGCATCAAGATGCGATGAATATAGGGTTGCTTCTTCCCCATTATCTGCGTTGCTGGAATTTAGCGTGTACCAGCCCTGACCGAGCTTGCAGAGATTTAAGAATGGCTGCTCGGAGGCGTTGTTTGACAATTGCCCGGTTAAGGTAAGGTTTGTTCCAACTGCCGACATTTACTGACCCGATGCTTGGATTGCATCAGCACGCCAGCCGTTAACGCTGGTCATTGTGTCCGCGATGCCGATGCCGGATTGAGGCGATGAAAAGATTTGATATTCCATCGCCATGAACAAGGTGCCCCTCGTTCCTGGCGCTACATCCGTATAACCAGAAGCAACCGATCCATCGGTGTTGCCTCGAACCATGCCATAGACCATCGTTTTGTTTTTTGTTGTTGAAATTCCGCTTGGAGTGCCGGATGCACCAGTTGCAGGCAAAGATCCATTAGGATCATACGCCGATGTCGGAGGACTGCTTATATCCGCTCCGTTTATTACCAGAGCAATGCCAGCACAGAATGCGGCTCCGCCGACAACCGTAATGGTGATGACTTCATTTGTCAGGATGGCAGCGGAAACACCATACCATTCCTCAATGTTTACGGTGCCGGAGGCTCGCGATGCCCAAGTTACATTAGCGGAAGTAATCGTACTCACGCCAGAGGCGTTAACAATCACTCCTAGAATAATAATATCGTTCGTTTTTGTCGTGGAAACCGTGATGGTAAAAGAAGTGGAAACCGAGCCGCCACCTGAATAACCGACGCCATTGGCGGCATCGTTTGTCAGAGTGCCGCCAGCAGGCGCGCCAGCGGAATATCTCCTACCCATAGAAATCAGCGGCATTGGGCTATTTCAACCACATCGGCAGATTTTGCCTGCAACGTAGCCATCAGGTCGCCATGAAACAAATGCTGTCCTAGATGATCGAGTTTGGAATGTACATCCGCATAAATCTTACCGCCTAGATCTCTCCAAAGCTTGCAGAACGAATAATCCTCAGACAAATACCGTCCGCCATTATCAATCATGCAATCGAAGAACCGCCAGCACAAATGTGCCTTGGGATTATTGGGAGGACCATCCGGGATATAATTCAGTTTCGGATAGTATTGCATTAGCTTCATGAACACATCGCGCTTGATACACATAAACCCGGTTGTTGCCGCTACAACCTCGCAGAACCCGTCATCGTCGGCCCTGTTCTCGATTGGGCAGAACGGGAACAGGTTATATCTGTCCTCAAATTCCCGCTTATCCATGTGCTGAGGTATGCCGCCAGCAGGCCAGTTAAACTGCTTTAAGGGATATACCCCGGCACACACATCATGATCCGCCAGTAACAACCTGAATACCGCTTCCGTCATGAACAGCAGATCGGCATCAATCCAGAATAGATGCGTCAGGCTTTCATCTCCTAGGAACTTCTCGACCAGTTTATTACGGCCCCGCGTAATCAGGCTTTCGCTATGCAGTTCAAGTCTGTTTTTAAGTCCGTAATTAGCACAATCCCCAGCAAGACTATACATACTGGCCATGTATGGGGATGTAACGCTTGACGCATAGCAGGGCGTGGCAAACATGACGTTCATGCTTGCCAATGCCGGGATGGGAAGCATTCAGAACGGCTCGTAAACTACGTGACTTCCCATAAGTCCCACAGAACCGCCCGTATAGGCTGACAGTGAACTTTCGCTGACATTCACGGTAACACCAACAATGCCCCATTCCTCTCCGGGAGCCGCAACCCATCGCACGATGCCGCCGAAGGCATTGAACGTGAGTGACAAGCGGGCCGCAGTAGTGGCCGCAGAACGTTGTGGGGATGTGCCACCGGCAACCGCCGTAATAGGAACCGCAGCAAGAGCCGCCGTCATGGTATTAAGCGGGCCATCACTGTTTGGAGCCGCAAGAGCAGTCGGCGTGCCAATCAGCGTGGAATCCCGCGCAAACTGCATGATATTCACCGCGCTGGATGTAGCTTGTCCGCCCAGATAGATTTCCAGGACATTAAGGCCGGCAGTTGCTCCTGATGCACCAATCGACATGAAAGTGCTGTTAGCAAGAGCCGTAGTGTCGGCGGTAGCCGTAGGCGTCCAGGTCGCCGCCGAGAATGATCGTTTAGCCATTTCAGGTTTCCTCTGTTAATAGTTTAAAGGGACTTCCAAGCGACGACAAAACCAATTCAGCCTTCTTATCGAATGGTGTATGGGAATAATCCGGCAACGTAGTTTCAAAATGGCAAATATCACAAATGTAGTGATTGCCACACTTGAAGCATGTCGCCCTATCTCTTGTCCTAAATGGATTAGGCACTACGCTGCATTTACAATGCGAGCAGGTGAAAGTTTTGGTTTCCAGCATCTTGCCCTCACCAACCTGGCGTGGGTCATAGCCGCTGGCGCGGGCTATATCTTCTGGCAGGCCAGGTGATGCGCGGTGGTCGATTAACAGATAACCGCCATCCTTCATTGCTGATAACCCCATGAATTAACATAAACATGGGATGCCGTTGCATCAGCAGTTGTCGTAATAGTAATAGCGGTATTGATGGCACTAGCCGGAATACAAGGCGTATATGTCTTGCTTAAAGTAACGCCCGCTGCCGTCGATACTAAATAATAAATTAGCGAGCTAGTAACGGTTCCAGCTATCGTAATCGGTCCTACCGTTGCCACGCCGCCAACAGCACTGACATCAAAACCACAGATGTAAGTCGTCGCTGTAGCTGTCGCTGCCAATGTTCCGACAACAGCGCCAGTCGTTCCAGAACTGTTCCCTGTAATGGCAATGGTGCCCACCGGATAACTACTGATCGTTGCCACCGGAAAAGGATTTTTTGCCGTCACTTCCTGACAGGAATTACCGTTGCCTGTGGGAACGCATATCTTTTGCAGCGATTGAGCGTGTGCCGCGCCCATGAAGGCAACCGCACAAAACCAGATTAGATATTTCATGCGGTGCCTCATGGTCATTTGGCTACTGGAGTTTAATCCATTTGGTAAGCGCCGCATTGTACAGGAATCTGTAGCCCTGCGGTGCAGTGGTGGATGCGGTCAGAACGGTTGGCGTTGTAGCCGCTAGTGTAGTGCCCGTACCAGCCGCAACGACCAGTGTCGTAATGGTATGATCGGAACATACTGCGTATTGCTGTCCGTCTATCGGGCTCAACGGAAGCGTAATGTTAGCCGCCGTAATCGTCGTTGAGTAGGTAAAGCAGACGCCGCCCGAGTTATTGGCCGCACTGATGTTGGCCGTCGAAGTAACTGTATAAACCTGGATCGGCAGCGCATTAAGGGATGCCATCGGGATCAATACGGTTTGCGGATTGGCACCACTCGATAGTCTGGTATCAGCCGGGATCTGTTCATTACCAGTTAGGATGGTCGGACCGGCAGGAACGGTATTTGGGCAACCCGTCACCGCACCAATGATCGTGCCGGTAGCCGATGAGGAAGTGCCGGCGCAATAGCTCGCACTACCCACTATGGGAAAATCCGGCCACAGACCGGCAGCAAGGGCTCCCGTAGTAATAGCAATAAGCCCCGCAGCGGCGAGGCCGAGATGTTTTAGCTTCATCTTGGTTGCTCCTAAAGCCGCGTCAGGGTTTGGCAGCGACGGGCGTACTGCCTTCTTGATGGACCAGCCACCAATTCTCAATTATTCCTTTGCGATCTATTCTCTTGAACTGCCTGTAATAAGCCGATGCCTCGATATTATCGTGCAATGCAACGTCAACCAGAATAGCGCGACCTAGCAGGCCAGCATTTGTAAAATCTATTTCCAATGCGGCGCGGTTTTCAATCTGTGCCGCCTTAAGCCAACCTTCATCGTGATTTTGTACCGCCATATCTGACATCGTTATAGCCGAGGCCCTGCGCTTTCCCATATCAAACGGGTCAAGCTTGGCCGACAACCTGAAAGCGTCAATACGCTCCTTCGGGCTCATCTCCGCGTTCATACCACGGACGAAGATCAAATCGCTTGCTGTGATCGTTACCCCATAAAACAAACCCGCGCCTAGCAGCATGGCCGGCAGCCAGTGCCGCCAGGAAAAGCGCCGTAGGAACATGGATAGGAAACGCGAACATGCCCACCGCAAAGAATACAGTGAGGATGCCACGCGAAACATTGTCTGCACTTCCCAAGGTAATCGCAATCCATGCGAGGGCAAACGTAAATCCAACAAACCCCGTTTCAAACCAGATTTCCAGGAGGTCATTATGCGGATGATCCACAACTACGTCGATGCCATCAAAGTGGTGGGTAAGGAAAGGAAATAGCGTCTGAAATGATCCCAGTCCATGTCCTACTAATGTTAAACCCTTTACCGCGTCTGTCCAAACATCCCAACGTTCTAAGACGCCTTTGGGCCTCGCATTGATCAATATGAGAACCACAAAGAAACTCAATAACGCTAACAATTTGATTAATTTGGGATAGCGGTACCACCCCCATACCAATCCAGCAATGCCAGTTGCAATCAGCGCAGCCCGGGCCATTGGAGTTATCAGCAAACTCGGCAATAACCCAGGGATCGCCCACCATAATCTGTATCCAATACAACCAACCAGGACCATCGCCGCAGTCTCCGCGAGCATGTCACGGTTGCCGAACAGTCCTTCTATCTTTGTCGATATGATCTGGCCGGGGATTTCTATCTGAAACAGCACTATCAGGCTGCTTACCGCTATTCCTAATGCGAGACCGCCAAGTATCGGTCTCAACGAAGGTGAACGAGCGCCAAGCACGAATGCCATTGCGGCTATTGATAACTGAATCAGGCTTGACGCGCCATCTAGAGGGTTTGCAGTCCATAGTAAGGTAAACGCGCTCCATGCCAGAAAGATCAAGCCCAATAGGTGGTTTAATGTGAAATGATTAGGTGATGAAACCCAAATCATTATCGGGAGTGCAATAGCCAGTAGAGACCAACGAGGGTTGGTTGCAGCGGTGTAAATGTAGGGATTGAAACAGATGGCAAGCAGGAAGCCGAAGATCATGATGGCTTATTATGCCACCGTATATCCATACCATGCGGACCTCTAGCAGTTGAAACCTGCTTTGCATTTGGATGTTTTTGCCATGCCTCACTAGCAGCAGTTTCACGATCAGGATGCGGACCCCACTCGGCTATTTTCCTACCCGATCTACTACTTGCTCTCACAAAATATTCCCCATGCTCGACCTGCGGCGCATGGCTCGCCTTATGTGCCTGATGTTCCTTGCTCGACCAGTTCTGACCAGCTTTTGCCATTGCAGTTATCCTAGTGGTGCCAATTCTTGTGTTCGTCTAGTTCATCGTACAGCGAGGCTATCGTCAACAATATGATGATGATGGCCGGAATCACCATGAAATGCAACGCTAACCACCATAGACCGTGCATCATGACGATTGGGTTATCCAGCATCAGTAGAAATGCCCATGTCCGATGCCTGGCAGAACTAGCCTAAGTATCATTAGGATAACCACCAGCATCACGATTACCCAGATGATTTGAACAACCTTGGGCGGGAGTGCGATGCCGACAACGCCTAGCACATAGATGATCAGATAAACCACCAGCGCCAAGACGCAGATGTAAATCAGCAGTGTGATGACTGATTCGATCATGGCTCGCCTGCTTTCACAAATTCGATCTTAAGGCGGTGCTGGATTGGGTTGTCTGCATTTCCTGAGACTTCAGTTGCGGCTAGTCGAGGATGCATGTAAGGCGCGGCAGATTTAGACATTTCATCTTTGCGAGCATGTTCTGTCTGTGGATCCCGTAACACCCGAAGCATATATTCTAACGGTGTTTCACCACCTGCCATGAGCGCAGCCATGCGCTCTTGCATTGATTTGTTTTTACTGCCCTTTGGTCGTCCACGCGCCATGATCAGATTTCGTTAAAATAATCTATCGCCGCTTTTTAAGCTTGTATTTCCGTTTTGCAGGTTTGTCTTGTGCAGTAGCTTCCGCAAAAGGCTTATCCCAAACTGATTTAGCCGTTGCGCTTGCTGCATCAACCGTCTTTGCAAACTTAGCCAAGTGTTTGTTAATTAACTCTTTTTGACTTATGGTAAGGGTTGGATCAACCCATACCGACCGCATGTATTCCGCTAGGTGTTCGTGCATTGCTACCTCCTGTTGTCAGGATGGAACAATTCAACGCTTCTTTTTGTTCCGTCTGCGCTCAGAGTATGCAATCGCGACAGCCTGCTTGACAGGCTTGCCGGCGTGAACCTCAGCCCTGATATTGGACTTGAAGGCTTTTTCTGATTTGCCTTTTTTAAGCGGCATCAATCACCCTTACCGCGATGGTGATCGTGATGGTGTGAGCCTTCCTTGTACTCGCCCATTTCATGATGCGAATACCGCATATGCTCGTGCCGGCCATCCTTCACATCCGACTTGGTGCCGGATTCCTTGGGCTCGCGGCCTTTCAAGCCTTTGCTGTCGATTTCCTTGCCGGGCATTTCATTCTCCTTTTATTTCCAACGATGATATTTTAAGTAGAAAATCCACCAAACAATAAATAAAAATATTGCCAAAGCGCTCCATTCAACCGCGCCCCACATTTATTTTTCTTTCCTATTTCGCCATTGGGAAGCCACTTCTTCAATCCGTTTCATAGCTTGCGCCCGATGTTCCGGTGAAATTTTAGTTTCTCTAAACATCATTCTAGCCTCACCACCAAGCCCATGATGCTCAGTTCCATGGCTATATTTCCCATGCTCAATCCCGCTCGGCCCATGCGCTGCCTTGTGCGCTGCATGTTCCTTACTGGACCACGATTGACCGGCCTTTGCCATGTCTATCTCCTAATTGTTACCGGCCATGCCTAGGGAGGGCTGGGTGGCGGCATGACCGGCATTTGCAAGCTGGGGACAGCGTGCAAGGGTGAATTTCGGGCGAGCTTTCCATGCGGGTGAAACAGGTCCACCTGGCACATTCTGAATTGGTGATGTGATTCGCCGCGTAAAGTCAATCTAAATCACCACTTCGGCTTGTGGATTTAACAATGCCTTGAGCATTTCAAATCCGTGCTGCCATTTATATTTCTGTTTTTCCTTGCTGCGCTGCACAAACTCGCCGGATAGCTCACGGCGCTTAAGGTTTTCAATTTCCTCAGAAGGGACTTCCAAGGGCTGCCAATGAGCGTTAATCAGAATATCAATAATGCCATTTGTCGATCTGACTGGCTCACACCAATCCTCGTACGGACTTTCGGTGCCTATGAATAAGTATCTGGAAAACAATGGGAATATTCTGATTTCTGAGCGTCTGGCATGGCGAACAGTCTTTTGGCCCTTGGGGCAATAGACTTCTACGATTTTAGGTAATTCACGCTCGGCTACTATCTCCTGATTGATACCGCAGTAGGCGACGTACCAGCGCATTCAATCCCCCAAATGTTTCACGTGGAACTATCGGTAGGTGGTTTTCCGTTTTCAGAAGGTTTTTCGCCAAGCACACGGCTACCCAGTACACCTACAAAACACCCAACAATCGTTTGGAACGCTGGGGATAAGATCGCCAGTATCTTGTCGTTGTCCACCCGTTCGTCGAATAAACCAATTAATAGCACGGCTATCACAGCTAGCATTACCGATGCTAGGGTGCAGACGACGATGAAGTAAAGTTTATCCTTCACTTTTTCTTCTCGGTTAGCCTCTTAGCTAAGATTTCTATGTGTGAGTGTGATTGTGGTGGCAATTGCCAGACATTATCCGTAGGGCCTTTATGCTTAGCCCAAGCACCTTTCAAACCAGCTAATGCTCTCTTTTCACTGAGAGATTTGCATTTCATTAATTCCTTTTCCATGCGGGCATTGCGCCATTTGTTATCAAAGAACTCTGCCAAAACGTGGCAATTGCCAGCCCAAGAATCGGGT